CCACTGTCCGGTTTCTTTCTTATCTTCATATATCTGCACTTCAGTGATCAGTGCCTCCATCAGCCTCCTGCGCTCTTCATCATCCATAACTTTATATAAACTGTTAAAGCTACGAAGTACCCTATATATATTTTCAGCTGTTACCTGCTCCGCTTCAATTGCAGTTTTCTTTGCTTTAGCCGCAAATAACCGGTCTTCCAATTCCTCTATCTTGTCATATGCTTTATCAAGGCGGGCGTTTAAGTCCGCTTTCTTCCTATCATAATGCTTATCTTCAAAATCAAGCGCATCCATTTCTTCGATCAGTTTGATCTTAAGGCTCGTATTATTGCGGAGATTCTTTTCACAGGTTTTGATCTCCTGATCTATTGCTGTAGTATCAACCTGAGTATTGATCTTATCCTGCATGAGCTGCGCAAATTTCGGTCTGCTTACAAGTCTGCTGACTACCTCGGCCACTGATTTATCAAGTACTTCCTCATTTACCTGATTTCTGTATGTACACTTATGACCGCGAGTCAACAGGCGATGCTTACAACCATAATAAAAGTAATCCTTATAGTTCGTTCCATCCGGGCGCCTTTTAATACTTTTATTTCCATACATACCTGCGCCGCAGATTGGACACCTCACTATCCCGGATAACATATGAATTTTTTCTCCTGTAGCTCGGTTTACATGTTCATATCTTTTAGCCTGGGCCTTAACCTTAATCTGAGCCTTCTCCCAATCTTCCACGCTTACTATTGCCTCATGAAGACCGTCAACCATAAGATAATCGTCCTTTTCAACCAGATGATATTCGTCACGGGTTCCATGTACCTTCTCGGTACGCCGGCGGCCATATGCTATCTTTCCGCAATACACGGGATTCTTTATTATATTTCGGATAAGTGCTGCATCGAATAAAGGATTGGTTCCGTTTTGACGCGGCCTTTTCTGTATTCCATGATTGGCAAGATATTTTGCTATACCGATAGAACCGCTGTCAGTATGGATGTACTGGTCAAATATAATACGGATAGCCTCTGCTTCTTCTTCGTTAATATATAGCTTTCCATCCTCCAGATTATAACCATACGGAGCAAAACCGCCATTCCATCTACCCTCGCGGGCTTTCTGCATTCGGCCTTCCATAGTCTGCACTCGTATGTTTTCCTTTTCTATCTCAGCCACGGCTGACAGGACGGATATGATGAGCTTACCTGCATCTTTTGAAGAGTCTATACCATCCTCAACACAGATAAGGTTCACTCCATAATCCTGCATGATCTGGAGAGAACTAAGCACATCGGCAGCATTCCTTCCGAATCGGGACAGTTTGAAGACAAGGACATATGATACTCCGTCCTTTTCCGCCTTGATATCATCCATCATCTGCATGAACTGGGCACGACCTTCTATAGATCTGCCGGACTTACCCGCATCCTGATACTCACGGACGATTTCATAATCATTATAATCAGCAAAGGCTTTCATGCGTGATTTCTGCGCATCAAGCGAGTATCCGTCAATCTGCATTGCTGTGGATACACGGGTGTATGTGTAAACCTTGATCTTTTCCTTACTCATTTTCGTTCCTCCAATTGCCTCGAGTTCGAGGCAATTTTTCAAAATTCTATTGACACCCACTCCGGATCTGTGTTAAAGTTCTTGCAAAGAGAAATGGGTTTTGTGTCCGGTAAACTCTTATGAGTCGAGGGAGTTGCTCGTTTCTTTTTTTATGTCCAAAATATCATACAAGTACAGTTTTCCGTCTGCTGCATGCCTAATCAGCATAGTTGCACGAAAAATGTTGTATCTATCTATTTCTCCGGATTCATCATACACGGGCAATGCAAATCTGGAATCATAACGATACCAGCCATATTTAGCATTACGAACATGCCTTTTATCGTTATTCTCTCTATGTCGTTTATTATCTGCAATCTCTAACAGTTCAGGAATACCTTGTGATGCATTTGCTTTTGCCTTGGCGATTGTTCCCTTTAGCTTATGAGTGTACCGGGAACCCGTGTACTCATCCGGAAGATCTGTTCCGATATAAATAATATCATCTCCATCAGCGACCTTATATATCTCACCAACATACTCTTTGAGATATTCCTTCACATCATTCCAGTCAACTGATCGTTTTCCTTTGAATCGTATATCGTTTATGCGCACAAGCTTCTTTCCTTTACTATCGGTAATGATTTCAACATTCCTATCCATGTCTTTTTTCTCCTTCGTATTCTGAAGCATATTCATATATGCCAATAATCTTTTCTTCTTGGTATCTGATAATTCTTGATACTCTTTTATAAGTTCTATCTCAATACCATCCGCAGAGACGGATGAGTCATGATCAATTGCAACATTATTACGTTTACCGGCAAGCAATTCCTCCGGCGTGACCTGTAACGCCTCGCATATGATCATAATCTTATCCGCTCCCGGATTAGTATTCTTCTTTTGCCAGTCATATATCGTCTGACGGGATATGCCGGTGAGCCGTGACAGATTACCAACTGATATTTCCTTTTTTTTCATTATTTCAAATAACCTTTCACTAATTGTCATCTCACACCTCCCGAATCGTCCGTATGTATATACATACACATATATCATATTATGCTACATTATTCAATACATACCTGTCATTTTCCGAAAATACGATATAATCAACCGTCTGGATTCTAATTTTTTTATTCATCTCGTTACGAACCTGATGATAATCCTCATACCTTTGATATATATGATCACATATCATCAGGTCGGCGTAGGATGGAAGATTTTTCAAATCCACGTCCTCTATATGTCTTGCTATCACGCCTGACAAAAGAGATACGAGATTTCTCCATATATCATCCGATTTGCACAATGAAACATTTGCTTTATCAATTGTTTCCACATAAATCTCCTCCTTCCCGCACTGTCGCTGTGGTATTTCGGTGCATGCGCCGCCGATAGCTTTTTGCATCCATGCCGCTCATGGATATAAAACTATATGCCGCTTATGATTTTCAACATAGATATGCGGTCTATGATTCTTCATCATATGAATCACTTTCCTCATCCCCATCAACTTCATCATCCAGATTATTTTCATCATCCTCGTCGGCTTCATCATCCGAACTGTTCTTCTCATACTCATCTGCTTCATCAGCCTCATCCTTCTCAGGATCAGATAATTCCGAGGCAATCATGTGAGTATCGTTCGGCTTTGCTTCGTTTTCTCCTGCCTTGCCGTCCTGTTCTGCTTCATCAGTACCGGCTCTATTTCTGATCTCGGATATTTTATTTAAAACAATCTCCTGATTCATAGCTGTATCAATGATTTCTTTAAGTTCGGCACCTTCAAAACAGTAATAGTCTGACAGATATTCAGCGAACATCTCTCCAATAATGAACTTCGCCTTACGCTTAAGTTCCTCTATCTTCTTTTGATCCTTGCGGATCTGCTCCTGCAGCTTTGCCCTATCCTTCTCCAGCTTTTCTTCAAGCCGGATCTGTGCTTCACTCTTTTTGTTTTCTTCAACTTTGATCATGATTTAAGTCTCCCTTCTTTTTTCTATGACAGATTCTGATCATCACGCTTCTTGGTAGTGATCTCTCCCCGTGCGATTGCAGCCTGCCTGTCTTCATCATATTTCTTTACTACCTCATAGCCCTTATTGAGCCTATCTTTTAAAGATACTCTTTCCCGATGACCGTTCTGATATGCCTGTGCCTGCTGTTGTACTTGAAGCTGCGTAGTCTGCATCTGCTGCGCCTGCCTTGCCTGTTCCTTAGCTTTTTCCCCAGAATCATCGGATATAGTTATCTGCTCACCGCCCGAAGCTGCATTACTGCTATCAGTGTCACCGTCGCTATCACCGTTCTTTTTATCAGTCACGAAATCTACGGCATCTCTGATATACTCAAGCATTTTTACTTCTTCGCTGATAGGACTGGTCTTGATCTCTTCGGATTTTTTCTTGATCTCTTCCTCCAGAGAAGCCAGCTTTTCATTCCACATCTGACGGCAGACTTCAAAAGACAGTTCGTCAAATCCCTGTTCGCTCAAAATACGTTTTGCCTTATGGAACTTCGTCATTTCCGCATGATGCTTTTCCCTGTACTCAGTCTGCTTTGCCTTAAAAAAGATCTTCCTCGACTCTTCGTACACAGACTTATTATTGTAATAATCGTCTATCATCGACAGATTCTTCTTAATTCTCTTAACCTCTGCCTTTTTACTGTCGAGGCCTTCCTTCGCCTGCTTTAAGAGATCATCTTTTTCTGCTATGACCTTTTCCAGTTCATCAATGGTAGTCAGATTATTCTGCTCGATATATACCTGAACCTTGGAGACATACTGAAGATTTCCTCTCTTTGCTTTCTGTGTTCCTCGCTTGTATCCTTCAGCGACTTCATCCCTGTGTTCGTAATAGGTCATGACCATGTTTGAAATTGTCGGATTCTCGATTCGGTGCACTCTCTCCTTGGCTTCCTCGATCCAGCTGACCAGCCCCCTAATCGCATTAAGCAGCTTACGGATGTTGTCATTGGTCTTTTTTACCCACCTGTTCCATGAACCCTTATAGGTCTTGATTCCCCGCTTCTCCATCCGGCGCACTGCACTTCCTTCATGCACCTGCGGAATTTCATCAAGTCCACGGTCTTCATTTGAGCGATGATCAATACGGCATGATAAACCTTTTTCGGCAAATTTTTCATTCACGATCTTCGCCCAGTTCTCTCGCCATATTTCCAAAGTCTCAGGTTTGCCCCAGTCTGTAGTAAAAGGATCATCATATTTTTGTTTACCCTTTTTATTAAGGACAGGCTTCCCATCCTCATCAAAAACAGGGATATGAAGTCTTTTCTCTCCCCACTCACCGTTAGTATTTACCGGTCTGATAGGTACCAGGACATGCACATGAGGATTCGGAATCCCACCCTCTCCCTTGTCTGGATCATGAACTGCAACATCGCATATCATCCCCTTTGCGACGAAATTCTCCATGATATACCTTCTTGCAATTTCAATGTTCTCCTCCATAGTCAGCTCGTTCTGCAGGGCTAAATCGAAACTGTAGGCAAGCTGGGCATCCTTTCGGTTCTCATGATTTTCAACTTCATACCAGAG